GTTTTGCGGGATAGATGGACCCCTCTTCCCCAGCCCAGACCCGTTGACATGGTCAAGCTCTAGCCCGAACCTGTCGGACGGGCCGAACTGCGTACCGCAGAGACCCATCATGCCAATCTTTGGTCCGACACACCCTCCGTCTCTTTTAAAGACCTCTTGGGCGACGGCAAGGGTGACTGGGTCCTTGTGGCGAATCTTCCTTTTGATCTGGGATCGCTTCACTGTCGCCCCCGTAGGTACTCCACCAATTTGTCCATTGGTCGCAGCATGCTCTTTGGGGCGAAATAGAAGTCGTCCTCTTTCTGGCGATACTTATCAAACTTGCGCTCAACAGACCACGCGCTTGGTTTTTCAGCAGACATTGCTAGCATCTTCTTGGTTTTCTGGCTCACAAACACATATGCGATTGGGCGCTTGCTTTTGCCGTTGAATCCGCTATAGGTGTCAACGATGGCTCTCTCTAGGGGCCAAGAGGATGGGTCATCGGTGAAGTTTTGGTTAATTGACTTAACCTCAATAACATCTCCATTGGCTAGGATGATGTCTTTTTCGTTTTGCGTGAACTTAGACCACCGAGTCGGGTCTTCTTCAATCTCTAGGTCTGGGACTTCGCAGTCAATCCCCTTACTTCTTAGGTAGTCGGCGACGTACCCGTTGTACTCGTGTCCCTCCCGGTACGCCTTGAAGTAATCGTGACTCATCCGATCCTCCCTTCTTTTCCTTTACTTTCTCAGCCGACATCACTCGGCAGGGAAGACAGTAGCACGGCTGTGTGTGATACGTCTTCTCGGCGACCACGGATTATCGCTTTTTCTCGCGGGCCTCAACTTGGCGCATGATCTTATTTGACCAAGCAACACCAGCGTCTCCACCCCAAAGCGCCCATGCAATGCGACCAGCAGAAGGGAACCCGGGCTGTCCCGGCTTAAATCCCTCACCCTGCTTGTCTACTTCATGTCGAGCAAGGAATGCCCTCATCTTGCGAACGCGGGGGATCGTCATTGTGTTGCTAATAAGCATTCTTGCAGTTGTCTGACCTGGGCCTATCCCGCCACGTCCGAATTCACGTCGCCAATCAAGACCACGCTTGGCTTCGGACTTTACTGCAGAAGGAACATTCAGGCTTATGCCAGAGTAATCTGCGGCAGCGTGCTTGTCCGCTAGATCGGCTGGGGCGTGAACGCTTTGAACACCGAGCGCACGATAGGCTTCACGCGCATCTGCGTCTCCGTCAATTGCTTCAACCACCTTACCGTTGTCCTTGAGGATCTTAGAGATTTTGTACTTCCTAAACTGGAGGCCAGAGCCAGCAGGGAAGTCGCTGAGGTGAATGTCGTCGTAAGGAATGTCGTTCTCCTCAAGCCATTCCTGTGTTTCCTGCAGACGCTTCACAGACCTTGCGCTCACAATAAAGATCTTGTGGCTGTCAGACTTTCGTCGCAGGTAATCCGCGACAATCTCATTCACCTGATCCGTGCCGTCCGATGAGGTCAACGCCCCGTCAATGTCTGAAATGATAATTTCATCTCCAGCCGACTTGGTCTCGTCAATTTCAATGGTCAGCTTGAGAGAGCTCTCAAGGTCGGACGGGTTCTGATTTGGCGGGTTGCTGGACCCAGGATCTGGCTCCATATCTTCGCCATCTGGGATGCCTCCTAGGTCCGAGTCATCTGGGCTTGGTGGCTCGTTAACGGAGCCGGTGCCAAAGACAACCTTCTCTAGGTACTCTGCGTAGCGGTCTGATGGAACATATCCCTTTGGTGTCTGGAAGAGAATCTGATCGCCGATCTCACCGATGCCATCCTGACCCCGCTCTCGGAGCGCATCGTTGATTCGCAGCCAAGGAAGTCCGCCAAGCGCCATCTTGTTGTATTCGGCAATGTTCTGCTGCGCGGTTCGCCCGATCTCGGTAAAGACAAAGCGAAGGTCGGTGTCGTATCTGGCAACAACCTCTCGAGTTAGGTACTCGGCAATAAGCTCTGCGAGCGGAACAATGCCGTTGTCGTAGGTGAATGCAGCGCCAGTCTCTGATGTGCTCTTGTTCACATCAAATGAAATGCCGATGTCCTGCGGCTGAACCGCAAACACGGCGCAAATCTTTCGGGCAAGGTAGACCTGCCACTCCATGAACTGCATGTCGCGGTTTGATGCAGCGAGTGGAAGCCACTGCATGCCCTTGCCGCCGCCAGTTATAGCAATCTGGCTCTTGCCGGCAACCTCTGCTTCCCAATATGCCTTGAACGAGTCAACCTGATCTGGTCGCACGCCCTCTCCAAGATGTAGAACACCGGGAGGCGCGGCCTGCGAAACGGCTTTTGCGTTATATGCCGCCGCATCTAGGTCTGCAGCGATTGTTTCAGCAAGAACTTCAAGCGGAGAAAGTCCAATTGGGCTGTATGTCACTGGGTTCGCGATTACAACGATAAGTTCATCGTTCTTGTAAATCGCAACCTGCCGACCAGCGCTGTCAAGTTCGTAGTATCGCGGCTTGCTTTCGTCCCTGCCATCCCAGGTGGTATCAAAGGCAATGCGAGCAGCATCCTTGTTCCAGAGGTATGCAACCGGATCTGCTCCGACCCTAGATCCGACTTTCTTTTCAATCTCAATTGCGCCTTGGTCTAGAACGAGAATGTCCTCAATCACTGGCTCAATAAATGAGCGCCAAGACTCTCCCTTCGGATTTGGTCGGCGGAACAGCTCGCGCAACTTCTGAACGGTTCGTGGATTTGCGCTATCGCCAGCATCGGTGGTGACGATGTCCCACTTTGCGCGGCTGATCTGCTGTCGCCTGAGGTTCACGGCGGCGCGAATCCAAGGGTTGTTCCTTGACCATCGTCGCAATTGCTCCGTGCTCATCTTGGCAATCGTGTTTATTGACTGGGCGCCACGAGCATACGGGGCAGCGTCAGGTGCGAATGACGGGGTTGCCTTCTCCGTTGTTGGCTGCGTTCCGCCGCCGAAGAGACGCTGAAGAATGGAGCGCTGTTCTGCCATGATTACCTTCCGCTACGCTGTTTTCTGACCGCATCGGTCCAAATTGTTTCTACTGCGTCAGTATTGACAAATTTACGCATTTCGTCAATGGAGCAGTCCACTACACGTATCCCATTGACATAAGTAGTCGTTCTCTTGTTAAGCGCCTTCGCCCACCACACGGGGACGACGAATGTGCCGTCGGTGAATTGTACCTCAAGGGTGGAGTCAACGCTTGGTATCGTCATCTTCCATTTCCTCTGTGTCCGCGTCGTGCCGATGGTGCCCCTGGGGTTGCCCAAAGACGGCAAGCTCATTGTGGAGTGCCCGCATAATGCTGTCAATATCTGTGTCTGCTGTCTCCTCGTCCTCGCCCTTGAGCATCTCATCAACCCGCAGCTGGATCTTTCGGCGCTGCGGGACGCTCTGACGGCTCTTGTGGAGGTCGGTGTAGCACCACTGGCAGACGTTATAGCGCTTCTGGCCCCTTGCCCTTGGGATCATTGGTTCTGGGATCATTTCGGTCACAAGGTGGTCTGGTCCAGCAAGGATGCCGCAGGATGCGCATCGGGGGTGGGACCGCCTGCCCCTCTCGTATGACTCAATTACTGGCTGTATCTGTCGTTGGAGTCGGATCAGCGCTCGGGCCAAATCCTTTATCTGGTCGCCGGAATAGTTAATCTCGTTGCATAACGTGCATTGGAGCATTGCAGTAGTATACCACGCATATTAAGGCTATGTTGAGTTAGGGTTAAGAAATCTTACCCGTAGATTGTTACAGCTATTTTGATATGTTACAATCCTGTAGTATTAGGCGGAAAACCTGCCAAAAATCGTCAAAAGTGAGCAGAAACCTCACCTCTTGACGCAGGTAAACTATTAGTAAATTATAAGTAAAGTCATAGCAGCATTGGAGGCTCCGTGGACTTTAAGCTCTATACCAGCGCCCTAAAGGCATATACGGCCGAAAACGGCGAACTTCACGTGCTCGGCACTACGTCCTCAACCATCCGAGACCTGCACGGGGATGAGATGACCCTCTCTGCATTGAAGTCCATGGAGGAGACAGCCAAGCAGAATATGACTGTCTTCCTGAACCACAACTACAACGTTCCAGACGACATCTTCGGATCAGTCACTGACGCCCGGATTGTCAAGCGCTACGACCAAGAGTCGGGTCAGGATGTTTACGATCTTGACGTTGATGTCCGAGTAGTCGGGGAAGACGAAAACCCCCTCGCAATGAAGACCTACCGTGCGATTAAGCGCGGAGTTAAGCTTGGCCTATCTATTGGTGCCAAGGTTGATAAGGTCTCAAAGAAGAAGGGCGACGGCGGCGAGGACACCTATGTCATTGAGAGCGTCAAGCTCCTTGAGACCTCCGTTGTCGGCATCCCTGCCAATCAGCGCTCATATCTTCAGAATGCACTCAAGAGCCTTAAGCAGGCAGAGCAGTCTGGCGAGATTCAAATCAGCGAGAAGGCTGGGCCTGAGGACCTCTCTGAAGGAGATTACGTTCGCTGGGATTCTAGCGGCGGATCTGCACAGGGTCGCATTGAGCATGTCATGCGCGAGGGTGTCCTAGGTGTTCCAGATTCAGAATTCAGGATTAACGCAACCCCAGAAGATCCAGCGGCGCTGATTCGCATCTATCGCCCCCAGGGAAATGGCTGGGGCGAGACCGACACGCTTGTCGGCCACAAGTTTTCTACGCTCCGCAAGATTGATGCCCTCAAGCCTGCGGAAGACGTTGAGAAAGACGCAAACAAGGCTGCCCCAGACGGACTTCAGGTTGGCGATTACGTCAACTGGCCTG